TGAAGAAGAACAAGAACAGGCTACTGCAGCTTGTATGAAGTATACAGGAAAGCCCTATATGATGTGTGAAGTAATGGAATGGGGATTTGTAGAACATATAGTGAACAAACTAGGCTGGACTTGTGTCACAGATGAGCCTTACTATGATGACGCTGGTAGACCTAATTGGGTGCTTGTGAACCATGATATAGATTTTAAGGAGAAATATAATGCGAGCACAGTATAAAGTTGGGTCAAAAGTTATAACAAAAAATCTAGTGAGAAAACAATTAGATAGTAACGTTCCTTGTAATCCAATAGAGTTTGATGTAGATAAAGACTGGTTATTGGATAAAGCTTCAAAGTGTGAAAGACTACAGTTCTATCATCATGGAAGAAAGGAAGAAAAAGTTGAAGGCTACAAGTACGCACATATAAGCTATCCCGAGCTAGATGTAATGGTAGGTGAGAATGGTTTAAATTTAAACTGTAAGTATAATATGAAGTTTGTATTTATTGCTCCTAATACTACTATTGGTTGGCACAAAGACTGGGGCACAAAGTGTGCATTTAATTGGGTAATAAATGGTAACAGAGCAGCTATACGATACTCCAATGGACAAGAAGGCGCTCAACTCGCTTACGCGTATAAATCTGCACTAATAAATACGCAGGAAGAACATATGGTACAAAATAATGACAAAGAACGAATACTGTTTAAAATATCTATATTCGATAAAAGCTATGAGGAAATATGCAACAAGTTCAATTCCCGATTTATGTAATTCATAGTGATAATGTAGAAGAATTAGATGGTATACTTTGGCTAGATGACCAAGTATTAGATGACAAAAATATGCAAGGGGAAACTCTAGGAATGAGAAGAATACAAACCCCAATGAAAAGTATCTATCCTTTAAGATATATGATTGAAGATGAAATCAGTATGTTAAAGCATAGAGGAACAACCTTTATAGATAGTAAAGGAAAAATCATTGTTAAAGAAAAAAATAGAACAGCTAAACTTATGTATCATAAGATTAGAAAAAGAGAATTAAAAGAAGTAGCGACTGTAATATGGCTGACTGGAGTTCCTTTTCCTTTTGTAGAGAAAAGACCACCACCAGCTAAATATACATGGGCAGGAGTATTACATTTATCAGGCTTTCCTTGGAAAGTGTGGGAATATTGTGAAGAAAAGAAAAAAGATAGTTGGAGAAAAGTTTGAACTTACGAACAAAAATTAATGAAAGAATGGATATACTACAGGGATGGATGGAACAAGATTACCATTTAGCTAGACCTGAAGTAGTATATGAGCATACATTAACTGTTAGTAAGTTTTGGTCAGTATTATCTGAAGAAGATAGGGACTATATACAGGCGGTACAGTCTGCAATAGATAGTGAATCAAAAATATCATGGAAAAGATGAATCATATAGGCAAAGAAGCCAGACGTAAAAAGAAAGAAAACTTCGCTTGGTGGATAAAGTGGGCATCTTCTGTGGCTATTTTAGGAGCAATGTCAATTAGATCTGCAGGCGTATTGCCTACAGCTGACCTGGTATTGTCGTTTATAGGAGTGTTCGGATGGACTTTAGTAGGATTACTATGGAAAGACCGAGCAATAATAGTATTAAATGCAGCAGGACTTACAATATTAGCAATAGGATTATTAAAAGTTGCTTTTGGATAAGTAAAAAGGAAAAATATATGAATACAAATGAAGCACAACAATTAATGATAGCACTAGAAACTCACATTTGCTATGTAGAATACACTAGTTTAAATAGTGGTACTCAAAAAGAAAGGGAAATGACATGTTGCCCTTACTTTATCCCTAGTGGAAATGGACTATCTTTTAATCAGAAAGCAGCTCAAATGGATAAGTGTTTAGCTTATGACATTGAGTTTGAAAGATGGGACGATATAGATTTAGAGACTATAACAGATTGGTATACTATACAAGAACAACCTTATGAAGAATAAGTATTTTGTTGTAAAAAATTATTTATCAGCAGATGAATGTGATGATTACATTGCACTTACTAGAGTACTTGACCCAAATCCTACTTTAGAAGTTGGACTAAAAACTAAAGGTAAAGGACAGCATGCTGTAAATAGAACTTACTGGACTATACGTAGTATGGGCAAACATTTTAGACCTCTGAAAAAATTAGCAGAAGAAAAGTTTGAACTAGAGCCTGATTCATTAAACTTTAAATGGCAACACTTTGCACACATTATGTGTTATGATATTCCAGGTCAAGGATTAGAGTGGCATGCAGAACCTAATATTTCTACTGTGTCTGTATCTATTAATTTATCAAATGAGTGGGAATATGACGGTGCAGACTTTCAAATGAGAAACCTACCTAATTTAAAATTAAATAGAGGAGATGCAATATTATATAATGGAAGCTGGGTACATAGAGTTTCTGACTTAGTAAGTGGAAGAAAATTAAGTTTTGTGATGTGGTTAAAATGATTACATATAACGACTGGATTACTCCTGAAGAAGTAAAAGAAATAGAACAAACAATATTAGTAAAAGAACAATATGTATTAGATATTCCTCCAAGATGGCGAACTCCATTTAAAGGATTAACAGGTAAGTTTTCTTGTTATAACTGGTTAGATGATTTTGAATTTTTAATACCTAGATTACAAACAATATTAAAGACTACTCATGTAGTGCAATGCTGGGCTAATGTTTTACGACAAGGAGAAGGAGTTCCAAGACATAAACATGCAAGTGGTAAAGACAGTAATTTTAAATGTGGTAATTTATTTATAACAGGAGATACGAGTATAGGTACTGACTATGATTGGATAGGCAATGTTCCTAGTACTCCTGGAGATTTACAATGGTTTGGTTGTCATTTATTTCATGAAGTAAAACCAAATACGAGTAAAAAAGAAAGAATTAGTTTGGCATTTGACTGTCATCCTATACAAGAAGATATGAGTGTATTTACAAACGGAGAATATAGAGAAATATAATGTGCGGATTTATAGTAACACAAAATAAACATATGGCAGTAACAATGCTACAACGACAAGAGTTCCGTGGACCTGATGGTATGGACTTCTGGTCTGATAATACTTTGACTCTTGGACATGCTTTACTAGATATTAGTGGGCAGAATCAAAAACAACCATATAAAACAAAAAAAGGACATATAATTGTATTTAATGGAGAAATGTATGACACGACACAGCCCAACGATACAAAGTTTTTAGCTAATGGATATGATATGTATGGTCTAAGTTTTTTAGAATTTACAAATTGGCATGGTTCTATAGCAATATATCAACCTAAAGAAAAGAAAGTAACTTTAATTAGAGATCAATTTGGTGCAAAACCATTATGGTATTATAAAAAAGGAAAAGCTTTTGCAGCTGCTACAAGTCTTAGAAGTTTTATAAGCAAAACAAAAAATGATAGTAAAGATAAACAATTTATTTTTAATCCTTTATGGTCTGGTAATGCTTCGCCTTATCATAACATTCATAAAGTAGGCCCAGGACAAGTTATAGACCATAATTTAGAAACTGGTGTAACCGTTCAACGTAATCTATGGCAAAATTATCAAATAAGGTCATGGAAATTTGACAAGCAAGAATTTAGAAAAAGAACAATAGAGTCAGTAAGAAAAATTGCTAAGAATAAACAGAAGACAGCAATATTTCTTAGTGGAGGCTTAGATAGTACATTTGCCTTATCTTGTATAAAAGACATGGGATTAGACTTAACAGCATATATTTGTCAGTATGATAAGAGTAGAGCGGAACATCAGAATCATGATGGTTTTAGAGGCGAAGGAGTTCTGGCAGAACGAACATGTAAAGAGTGGGGAATTCCATATAAAATTATTGTACTAAAGCAAGAAGATATGGCACATTTATCAAGAAAATGGATAGCAAACACTCACTTTCCTTGGGTTGACAGGAATAGACAAGCCCCGAGATACCTACTAGCCCAAGCAGCTAGTAGAGATGGTTGTAAAGTTGTAATTACAGGAGATAGTGCTGATGAACTATACACAGGATATAGACACCACTCCAAAAGAATAACAGACCCCAACTGGGATAAAGAAACAGTAAATAGATGTAGAAAAATGGGATGGTTTCCAAGTCAAGTTTTTTCTAAAACTGATAAATTTAATAATGGATTATTCTTTGATTTACTAGCTACATCAGAACAAAATATACTAGCAACTGACCAAACTTGTGGAATGTTTGGAATGGAATCAAGACCTGTATTTTTAGGTCAAAACTATGTACAGTACATATACTCTTTTAATGGAGCAGTGAAGTTTAAACAACAGGAAGGTTGGTACCCAGGAACATACAAATATTTACTCAGAGAGGTGTTTGGAGATATGTTACCCAAACATGTTAGAGAAAGAAAAACAAAAATAGGTTGGTCTAGCCCTTGGAACAACAACTATGAGCCTATGACAGATAAATGGCACAGAGAAGATTTGGATTATCTAACAGTATTATGATAGGTTTTACATGCGGAGCATTTGATTTATTACACGCAGGACATATAGTAATGTTAAAGGAAGCGAAAGATAACTGCGATTATTTAATAGTAGGATTACAAACTGACCCAAGCATAGACAGGCAAGACAAGAATCAACCTGTACAGTCTGTATACGAAAGGTATATACAACTTAGAGCAGTTAAATATATTGATGAGATTATACCTTATGATACAGAACAAAGTTTACTTGATTTGTTAGAAGCTACCCAAATACAGCTTCGTTTTGTGGGGGAAGATTGGACAGATAAACATTTTACAGGAAAAGGATTGCACGAAGTATATTATACTAGTAGAGCACATTCTTTCTCAACAACACAACTAAGGAACAGAATAAATGATAGATGAGTTAAAATCTTGGGGAGCCAAACCTACCTACAGTGGATTAGGATTTATATTCGTACACGAATCTAACAAGCAAATTAGATGGAACTTCTATTGCCCTGACCTTACACCTGTTGAAGTAAATGATTTTCATACTCATAGGATTAAATTTGAGTCCCAAATAGTAAGAGGGCGACTAATCAATGAAGTATGCAAGTGGCAGAAGTCAGAAAACAGTCTACTACAGATAGTAGAAACCAACTGTATACATCCACATTTTGAACCGAGCGTAACTGAAGAAAATATAAAAATACGACTAGATGGAAAATACTCACTTCCAGCAGGTGCATGGTATATTAGCGAAGCAGATACCTTTCATAGAGTTGTGTGTCCTGAAAAAACAATAACAAGACTACACATACTTGATAAGGAAACAAAAAATAACTTGACAATAAAGAGAAAAGATAAGCCATTTGTTTGTCCTTTACAGGACTTTAAAAAGCCTGAAAAAGAATGTTGGGAAATACTTAGGACATTCTTTTGAAAGCAGTAATAAAAAATAGAATACAGATAATGGGTACACCTGATGTATTTAATAAAATAGAAAAAGAGTTGACTTATACGTTACCTCCTCGTATGCCACAAGACCCACCTATGGTGCTCAAAACAATTAGGTATATTAGAAAAGGTTTAATCTCTATTCCTGTTGGAAGACTAGATTTAATCCCAGATGATTACGAAGTTTTCGATAAGAGGATTAGTGTGGAAGCAGACTTTCCTAAGTTTAAGTTTGATTTACGACCAAGTCAAAAAGCAGTTTATGACGAAGTAGATGACTGTGCTATAATTAACGCTTGGGTAAGTTGGGGAAAGACTTTTACAGGTTTAGCTATAGCAGCTAAGCTTGGACAGAAAACATTAGTTGTTACTCATACAACTACATTAAGAGCGCAGTGGGAAAAAGAAGTAAAAAAAGTATTTGGAATTGACGCAGGAGTAATTGGTGGTGGTAAGTTTAATGTAGAGCCTCCTATAGTAATTGGTAATATACAGTCATTATACAGACGAGTAGACGATATAAAAGAAGTATTCGGAACAGTTATTTTAGATGAGATGCACCACGTATCAAGTCCAACTTTTACGCGTATAGTAGACGAAATGCCTGCTAGATTTAAAGTAGGACTGACAGGAACACTAGAACGAAAAGATGGAAGACATGTAGTGTTTAGAGATTACTTTGGGCATAATGTATTTAAACCACCAAAAGAAAATTATCTAATACCCAAAATAGATATTTACAAAACAGATATAAGATTTATAGATGGTTCGTTTACGCCTTGGGCAGAACGAATCAACGACCTTACTCATAACGAAGAATATGTCCATAGTGTGAGTATGATAGCGGCAAAGTATGCTGCAGAAGGACATAAGGTATTGGTTGTTTCGGATAGAGTACACTTTCTAAAAAGATGTGCTAATCTTGTAGGAGACAAAGCAGTATCAATAACAGGCGATATGAATTTTGAAGAAAGAGAAGAAGCTATGCAAGAAGTAAGAACAAGTAAAAATATTTTATTTGGAACACAATCTATATTTTCAGAAGGTATATCATTAAATGAATTAAGTTGTTTAGTACTAGGTACACCAGTTAATAATGAACCATTACTTACACAGCTTATAGGTAGAGTAGTACGAAAACTAGATGGCAAAAGACAACCAGTTATCGTAGACATAAACTTAAAAGGCAAAACAGCATCTCGTCAAGCAAACGCTAGAATGGGATATTATATTAGAGAAGGTTATGAGGTAACCGTATTATGACAGAAAAAACAAAAGAAATCCAATTAAATTTGGAAGAGATGAGAAAGATGAAAATCTTTGTAGCTACTCCAATGTATGGTGGTCAATGCTATGGACTATATACTAAATCACTAATGGACACTACAAGTATGTTTATGCATTATGGAATTGAAATGCAGATTTATTATTTATTTAATGAATCGTTAGTAACTAGAGCAAGAAATTATTGTGTTGCTAACTTTTTAAAATCTGAGTCAACTCACATGTTATTCATAGATAGTGATGTTGCATGGCAAGCCAAAGACTTAATGTATATGACTCACTTAGTTGCAGAAGATCCAGAGAAATATAGAGTTATGACAGCACTATATCCTAAGAAAACTATAGCTTGGGAGAAAGTATTGAAAGCTGCTCAGTCAGGAACATTTGACGATAATCCAGTAGCACTAGAAAAGGTTGCAGGAGACATGGTTTTTAATCCAGACCATGGAGCATACCCAGACGGTAGAGCACCTATATATGAGCCAGTAAAAGTTAAAGAAGCAGGTACTGGATTTATGATGATACATAGAAGTGTATTTGAAGAATATGCAGAAGCGCATCCCGAGTTAGAGTATACTCCTGACCATTTAAGAGAAGGAGAGTTTAAACTAGGAGAGAAAATTCATGCTTATTTTGACTGTATAATTAATGAAGAAAACAGATATCTAAGTGAAGATTACATGTTTTGTGAAAATCTCAGAAAGCAGAATATAGATATATGGACATTGCCAATGGTTGAACTTATGCATTGTGGTAGTTACATCTACCAAGGTAAACTAGTAGATATGGCATTGAATGACGTTCATGCAACAATGTCTCCAGAAGATATTGGAAAAATTCGATCTAGTCGTCCGTATGAAGATGACAAAAATAGTTCTTGACAACATCTATAAAATTTGATATAATATGTTATTATTTAATTGGAATGAGATTTTAAAAAGAAGCAAAGGAAATGTTTTGGACACCATTACAATCCTGCGAATTATTACTTTTAAACTTACACCCAAAAATTACAACGACCGAGTGTTTAAATTTTATGAACACTACTATGGCGGACAGTCGTTTCTCTTGAATCCTGAGAAATTACTTGATGTTGGTCGCAGCTACTCAGATAAAGAGGTAGTGGAATATGCAGGAGTCGCATCGTTCCGCAATTACTTCGAGTATGTGCAAACCAAAGACTCCACACTTGACCTTCTGATGTTACCAATATCAGAAGATATTATTACTAAAAACAGACTGCTTGACATAAAAAACGGCAGGATTCATTTTATGTTCGAGGAGACACAATAGGAGAATTATTATGGCAATAGGCTTTAATGTAACCAAGGGCTCAGCCCAAAAAGATAAAATATCAACTTATAACTACGCGGATAAGGAAGACCACAAGGTAAGACTAGTGGGCGACTTACTCCCTAGATATGTCTACTGGATTAAAGGAGAGAACAACAAAAACATCCCTATGGAATGTTTGTCTTTCGACAGAAACTCTGAAACCTTTAATAACATCGAACACGACCACGTAAGAGACTTTTACCCAGACTTAAAGTGTGGATGGTCTTATGCGGTTCAATGTATTGATTATTCAGACAATTCAGTTAAAGTATTGAATCTTAAAAGAAAACTGTTTGACCAAATTATTGTAGCTATGGAAGACTTAGGTGATCCAACAGACCCAGTAACTGGTTATGACATTCATTTTAAAAGAAAGAAAACTGGACCTCAAGTATTTAACGTTGAGTATCAGTTAGCTGTCTTAAAATGTAAAAATAGAGAACTAACCGACGAAGAAAAAGAGCTTATCAAAGATCTTAAATCCATGGATGATGTACTTCCTAGACCTACTGCTGACGCACAGTTGGAATTGCTAAGAAGAATCAATAATCAGGATGGCGGAGAAGAGCAAGTAGATTCGGAGTTCGACGTATCATGATTGGAGTAGGAAGTATCTTTCCTAATTTCCACATGGTTGGAGTAGATGAAAGCAATAGTTTTTTAGATTTAGATGTATTAGCACCCAATAGTTGGACTGTTATGTATTTTTATCCTAAAGATTTTACTTTTATCTGCCCTACTGAAATTGCAGGAATGGATATGCTAGTATCAGAAGCAGATGTTATCGGCGTTAGCGGTGACAATGAGTTCTGTAAACTAATGTGGAAACAAACAAATGACACAATTAGAAATATTAATCATATTTTAGCTGCAGATTGTGGACTTAAGTTATCTACTAAACTAGGAATAGTTGATGAAGATAATGGAGTCTGCTTTAGAGCTACATATATTGTAGACCCAGAAGGGGTTGTTCAACATGTATCAGTCAATGCACTTGATACAGGCAGAAATGCAAACGAAGTACTAAGAACACTACAAGGCTTAAAAGCTGGTGGACTTACAGGTTGTGAATGGCAACCAGGAGAAGACTTCGTAGCATGAAGCAATTAAAAAAATTACTATTATGGATAGTAGATACCTGGCGTATAATCATGGATGCAAAATATAATCCATTAAGAGTTATTCCTGACCCAAGTTTACAAACTTACTTTATGTTAGTATTGTTTACTATGTGGTCAGTATACTTTGGATTTGTTGCCTCTTACTATATGGGATGGCTTGGCTATTCAGTAGTAACAAGTATCATTGTTCATATTGCAGTTCTTTTACCTATAAGTTTCACTAATGCGATATTTTTAGACGCAGAAAGAGATGGAGCAAGATGGGTAAAAGATTGGAGAAATGAAAAATGATATTGTTCACCGCAGACTGGCATATTAAATTAGGACAAAAGAATGTACCTGTAGCGTGGGCTTGCTCTCGTTATGAGATGTTCTTTGAACAAATACAGAATGTAATTGCGGAAAATAATTGTGATTTACACATCATTGGTGGGGACTTGTTTGACCGAGTTCCCAGCATGGATGAACTTACTCTTTACTTTGATTTTATAAAGAGAGTAAATGTAAGAACTATTATCTATGACGGCAATCATGAAGCCACAAGAAAAAATAAAACTTTCTTTACTAACCTTAAGAAAGTTACCAGTAGTATCAATCCTCTAGTAGAAGTAATTGATACAACATATTACGAAGATAACTGGGCAATATTACCTTATGCAGACTTACATAGAAAAGATGCAATAGAAAATATTGATGCAGAAATCTTATATACTCATGTTCGTGGAGAGATACCACCGCATGTAGTACCAGAAGTAGATTTAGAAAGATTTGATAAGTTCAAAGTTGTTTTTGCTGGAGATTTACATGCTCACGAGAATACTCAAAGAAACATTGTATATCCAGGCAGTCCTATGACTACATCATTTCATAGAAATCAAGTCCAAACGGGGTATTTACTAATAGACGGCTTAGAATGGAAGTGGGGGAGTTTTAAACTACCTCAACTTATTCGTACTAGTGTGACTAACCCAGATGATATGATTCAGACCGACTTTCACCATACTATATATGAGTTGGAAGGAGATGTTCAAGATTTAGCTAAAGTTAAAAACACTGAGCTACTTGATAAGAAAGTAGTAAAACGAGAAATGGAAGCAACTCTTAAGTTGAGTCAAGACATGACAATATCAGAAGAACTAATAATGTATCTATCTGAAATCTTAAGTCTGGAAGAAACTAAAATACCAAATATTATAGGAGTGTTTAATGATTATTCTAAAGAAGCTGAAGTGGGATAATTGCTTTTCTTATGGAGAAGGAAACGAGTTAGACTTAGATAAGTCAACTCTTACACAGCTTGTAGGCACAAATGGAGTGGGAAAATCCTCTATTCCCTTGATTTTAGAGGAAGTATTATTTAATAAAAACAGTAAAAATGTTAAGAAGGCAGATATCGCAAACCGCTATATCAATAGTGGTTATAATATCTCTCTATCTTTTACAGTGGATAATGATGAGTACTGTATTAGCGTTATAAGACGTGCAGCACTTAAGTGTAAACTTACAAAAAATGGAGAAGATATAAGTTCACACACCGCGTCAAATACGTACAAGACGCTTGGGGAAGTATTGGGCATTGATTTTAAAACCTTTTCTCAATTAGTTTACCAAAACACCAATGCATCATTACAATTCTTAACAGCGACTGACACGAACCGTAAAAAGTTCTTAATTGACCTCTTGAAGCTAGACGAATATGTGTCTTACTTTGAGATTTTTAAAGAAGCTGTAAGAGTAAAAGCAAACGAAATCACAGGAAGCAATGCGAAAATTGCAACAATCGAGAAATGGTTGGCAGATAATATTCTTGAAGATAGTGTCATACTCGAAAAGATGATTTTACCAAAAATTAATGAAGAAGATGAAGAATCTTTACGTTCTTTACAATTAGAATTTGAAAATATCTCCGAAAAGAATAAAAAAATAAATCTTAATGAAATGCTGAAACAGCAGGTAAAAAACATACCACTAGAACAGTACAAAGCAGATTTACAAACTTATCCTGAGTTGCAAGATACTTCTGATATAGAACAAGATATAGGAAAAGTAAACCATAATCTTGCATATCATGAGAGACTATTAAATGAGTATGAAAGTCAAACAGGTAAGTGTCCTACATGCGGTCAGGACATAGAAGTAGACTTCACAGAAGAAAAACTAGAACTTCATAGAGAAGGAATAAAGACAGCAAAGATAAATTACTTAGAGAAGAAAGCAGATTTAACCGAGATACAACATGGAAATAAAATACATAGGGCAGCAACCAAAGGAGTCCAAGACTGGGAACAAACCTACAGGTCTATTGACCATGAGCTCCCGTCAGAAGCAATGGATGGAGAAAGAATCTCCGAGCAAATTCAAGACCTTCGTAAAACGATTGCCGATAGTAGGTCGAATCTTCAAGAGGTTATAGATGAAAACGAAAGAAGAGAAAGACATAACACCAGAATTAGCATCATCTTGGAACAAACTGATGGATTTCAAAGGGAGCTTGATGCAAGTAAATCTAGTCTTGAGAGTTCAGAAAGCAAATTGGCGATTCTTGAAACACTCAAAAAAGCATTTAGTACGAACGGACTTTTAGCTTATAAAATAGAATCTCTAGTAAAAGAACTAGAAGTTCTAACAAACGACTACCTTGCTGAATTTAGTGATGGTAGATTTAGTATTAATTTTGTAGTGGAGAACGATAAATTAAATGTGGAAGTCTCAGATAATGGCAATATTATTGACATTCTTGCTCTTTCTAGCGGCGAGTTAGCTAGAGTAAACATAGCAACCTTAGTAGCAATACGAAAACTAATGGCTTCTATAAGTCGTAGTCAAATCAATGTGCTATTTTTAGATGAGGTAAACCAAGCCTTAGATGAAGTTGGTAAAGAAAAAGTAGTGGAAGTATTACTTAAAGAAGAAAACCTTAATACATATATGGTATCACATGGTTGGACTCACCCATTACTAGAAAAAATAGAGATAACTAAAATAGATAATATTAGTTATTTAGAAGGATAATTTATATCTTGACAACATCTCATAAATTTGATATAATATAATATAAAAAGGAATAACATGCAAGTAGTAATTTACAGTATACCAAATTGTACATATTGTGTACAAGCAAAAAATTTAGCAGAAAATCATCCAAAAGTCGAGGAGACTATATATAAGATGATGGGCGATGGTTTTAAACCAACAGAAGTTAGGGAACTGTTTCCGACAGCAAGAACATTTCCTCAGATTATAGTAGACGGAGAAAAGATAGGCGGATTCACAGAACTCAAGGCTTTACTGGATGGTTAATTCTAGAAGGAAAGGTCATGACGCTGAGATACGCGTAGCAGATATGCTTAAAAGAATCACAGGCGAGGAGTTCGTACAGACTCCTGGCTCAGGTTCTGGCAAGATAAAAGGTGATTTAATGGTACCTCACAAACATAACCTCTTTACCATAGAGGTTAAGTTCTATCGTGATATGGCATTTAATCATAAAATATTTACTCAAAAGAGTAATACCTTTGTGGGTTGGTGGTCTAAGTTGTGCAAACAGGCACAGGATATGGAGCAGGAACCTCTGCTTATATTTAAAGAGAATCACTCACAGTGGTACGTGGCAACGACAAGAAAGCCATGTTACAAAAAACATATGTACATAAACTGGTTGGGGTGCTATGTCACCTTTGCTGAACAATTTTTAGAAACAGAGGAGTTAAAGTTTACAAATGGCGATAAAATTTACGAGCCATGGAGAGTCGATCCCGAATGGGAACTTACTAATAGTTGATGGACTCAACTTGGCGTTCAGATGGAAACATCAGGGCAAGAATGACTTTGAACATGATTACGTACGAACAGTACAATCATTAGCAAAGTCTTATGACTGCGGAGAAATCGTAGTCTTAGGGGATGGCGGTAGTAATTACCGTAAGGAAATATATCCCGAATACAAAGCAAACAGAAAAGAAAGATATGCAGAACAGACTGAGAAAGAAGAACAAGAGTTCCAAGAATTCTTAG